TTAATATCTAGCCCACCACGGATTTAAAAGCTGCTGATGCATAGTCCTTGGTAAAGGGTACAAGTTATTAAAGCTATTGTTCCCCCCACGTTCTCTAGGGATAACATGGTGAATATCTATTGCGGACCAGTCCCATTTAGGATTTCCGTATGTGTCTATATATTTCTTTATATAGGCCCCACGATCCTTGCTGCTATCCCAATCAACTCTATCTTTTTCAGGCACTTTAGGCAAGTCTGCTCTACTCGGTAGTGGAAGCATTTTGTTGTTATGATGATTGATAATCGCTGGATAGATCTCACCAATCTTATTAGCTAAAGTAGGAGCTAATTGTCCAGTAGATGTATCAGGGAGTGAACCTTTCCATCCAGCCACTGTAGTGTGTCTAGAAATATAAAATTTAGTTGATTTTACACTATATGACTTAGAATATGATTTACCAACTTTTATATTAGCACCTAAAAACTCTCTACTGTGAATAAAAACCCTTTGATATTTCCCGGAATACGTATTACTTGTATAAAGATCATTTGACGCTTCTATAACAACCGGCTTTTCGCCGACTATATTTTTTATTGCGATTTTTGTCGTGATTGTTTTTTTATTGGGGTCATAAGTTGTAAGGTAAGACATTGTAACCAGACTAGGTGTTTTTGCTGAGGTTTTTGCATTGTTATCTTTTATATCAACAACTGGAACGTTCACTACATTATTTTCTTGTTTTACAAGGGGATTATTATAGTTTATTTCACTTTTAATATTGTTATTGAACAGTTGTTTAGATTTTTGAATGACAGAAGATCTATCACTTCTGTTTAAGCTTTCGGTCTCTCCATTTTTATTGACCTTCAAAACCTCTTGTTCTTCATATGTAATTGGTTTTTTAGCCTCTATGAGGTTTTCTGTAGTAGCCTTGGCCGGAACTGAGAAAATAGAGACAACTACTATTAAACTTAAAACAATGCTACAAAACAAGTTTTTTAAACCTTTCATATACATCCTCCTTTATTAATTTACGAGATTATAATACAAAATATTCCCTTTATATTCAATAATCTGTAAAAGTTTTTTTGTGAAAATAGTATGAATATGAATGAAGCCCTCTCGTAAAGAGATGGGCTCTTTTTCACTTCAATGATGCTTCAATTTTTGCTCTAGTCTTAGGTCCATAAATTCCATCAGCAGAAAGCCCATGCATCAACTGAAATCGTTTAACCGCGTTCGCCGTTTTCGGACCATAATAGCCGTCAATGCCGTTGTTTTTCGCTCCTTTGTCCGGGTAGAAATAAAGAGCAGCCAGAGCTTTTTGAACTTGTCTGACATTCGTTCCTTTCGTCATCGGACTTGTCACTTTAATAACTCCGGAAGGAAGCGGGTATGATCTCTTTTTGCCGCTTGTTTTAGTGCTGCTGGATGAATCGGATTCTTTTAGTTTCAACTTTTGGCCAACTTTGATTTTATTCGGGTCTTTAATGTTATTCCAGCTCTGAAGGTTTGCCACGCTAACCCCTTCAGCTTTTGCAATTTTGGAAAGTGTATCCCCTTTTTTGACTGTATAAGTTGATCCTGAAGAGCTACTTGAAGAAATATTAGTTTTTCCTCCAAAGGCCTTTAATTCTTTTTCAATGGCAGCCTTTACTTGATTCCATCTTCCCTCTGACAAAATGCGGTGCGGGCAATACTTACCATTCCAGTCTTGATGTTTGCGGACACGATCAATACCCCAGCCGCGTTCTTTAAGCAGCTGCGCCACAAACTTAATAGCTAGCTTTTCCGCTGCCTTATATCGTGCCCCTCCTGACTTGCTATAACAAATTTCGACACCAATCGACTTACGATTCCCTGTACCGTTTGTTCCATCTCCTGTGTGCCAAGCGTTACGATTCGTTGGAATCCCTTGAATGACTTGTTTATCGTCTACTGCAAAGTGAAAACTCGTTGAGCTAGAGTTATTCTTCATGTAAGAAATCTCATTGGCTGCTGAAGCATCATTTGCAGTGTTATGAATAGTGATATATTCAGCTTTCATTGGATTAGGACATTTCAATCCATACTTTGATTTAGAGACTAAATTCTTTACAACTTTAATGGCCATATATCCTCTCTCCTTCTGTCTGTGTAATAAAAAAAGCCACTGGCTTAGCCAGCAGCTTTGTCTGCGTTATTCTTACTCTGTTCTTTTTCGTTCTCAATTGTTTGTAATCGATCTGTTATTGATGATGGGATTTTAACACCGATCTGTGCTAAGTTTTCAGTTATTGACAAGCCTTCATTAGCGATATAAAAAAGAACGGTACCAAAGGTTAGGACACCGTTTAAATTGAGGACTGTATCAATAACGTTTGCCAAAATAACCGCAAAGAAATTGAGTAGCTTGCGGACATATCCAAACCATGCGCTCCGGCTTCGCAGTTTTTTGAATTTCCATGCCTTAATTACTCCTGTTAATACGTCAATTATGCTAAGAACTAGAAGTAAATCAAGGTACTTCACCCCTCCAAATAAATATACTCTTGCTAAATCTAATGTTTCAAAATTGATAAACAAACTTGTCTCCTCCATTTCTAATCACCTCCTCCGAGGCAAATAAAAAAGGACAGCCGGATCTTATGAGACGGCCGTCCCTCGAACTGAAAAGTTTCCATTTGTTAAAGCTGTAAGTTCCATAACAATTTCTTTAAAACCAGTAATGTTAAAAGACCAAGCTTCTGATTTCCCTTTGGTGCTAGTGGCAAATGTTCCGTCATCTACTTTCTGCCCTCTAAGGGCTCTTTTTGTTCCCGATAAGGATTTACCCCAGAACTTCAATTCACTTGTCTCAGCCGTTCCATAAACCTCAATGAGTAACGTTTTAAATGATCCAACGGTGAATGGGTTACCCTCACCTATGGTTTCTGTTTTATGGTGAAAGACAATATCCATCGTTTTTGCTTGAGTGTCTAATGAGCTAAGATTCAGGCCTTCAGTCTGGACTTTTAAACGACCATCATTAGTTAACCCGCTTTTATCTAACTGGACTGAGAACGGAGCAACTGCTGTAATAGGAACAGTGTGGTTAATGCTGATATCCTCTTCACCGGCGCCTAGTGACTGGTATAGTAAAAATTCAGATTGCTGTAGGTTACCATTTACGTATCTGAAACGGAAATAGCGTTTAGTTAAGTGAATCCATTCAGTCTCGCCAAGCGTATTTGCTTTAACAACCAATGAAGAGATTGTGGTCCACGAATTCATATCGTTACTTTCTTCAATGAATAAGGTACCTTCACGATCAGAATAAGCATGACCTTTTACTTTTGAAATTAAAATCTGACCTAATCGATCTTGGCCATATTGCGTGTATGCTTCAGTCGCTTTTAAAACTGCGTTCGTTAGCAGCTCCGCATTACCTGAAATAGTAGCCACGGGTACTATAAAATCCTGGTTCCCTTCTCTGTACGGTTTAGCCGCTCCTGGCTTACCCGTTGCATCTGTTGGAAATTGAAAACTATATGATGCCATAGAAAATCCTCCTTGCTATTGTTGATCTTTAGTGATGAGCATGGGTTTTACAACGGCACCACCCCCTTTTAGGCAAAATAAAAAAGCCCTAAATGGCTTCTCCTGTGATCTCTCTATACTGTTCAGCTGTAATGAGTTTTTTCTCTACCCCTTTTTGTAAATCCTCAGTCGAGCAATCTTTATAATGAATTGCCTGTTTCACCATTTCAGAAGAAGCCCAGTTATAATGCAAAGCCAGCACCCAATAATTCATGAATCTTTCCCTCCTTGAAAAGTAAGCATCTGCAACTTTATTTTTGAAAGCTCGCTTCCCAAAGTTTGGTTTAATTCTTCGAGCTGTTTACGAGCTAGCTTTTCCTTTGATAACTCTTTTGCAAGCAGATCCACTTGAACTGGTGGTTCAGATGCAGATATACTCTGAAGCTCTTCCCACCAAGATTTTAACTCTGCTTCCGTTGGTATAGGTGCCCTAATATTCCACTCTGCTATATATGAGGGAGTTCCATCACCATTATTCTGAACAATAAAATCCTTTGTGGGATCAGCTGTTGGGTATTTAAAAAGAATAGCTTCGCCTATATTCATCGTTACCTCCTAAAATCTTGGATAGTTCCGGCCTCCAAGTTCTTGTATATCAAAAAAGTTAAATACGCCGTTTTTATCATCTACTGCCCTTTTCAGAGTTTCGTCTCCTCCATAATTACAGTAGCACCAGATTTCAACGTAATCTCCTTTATTCATGGGTACAGTCGCATTGCCGTTTAAACCAAGATTCATCCCATTATCCTTTTCCTGAAAGTCTCCTCTTACATGGTGCAGTGTTTTATATGCTTTTCCATTTAGGTAAACCTTCAAATGAAAGTTTATATAAGATGTATAATTTAAGGTATATATACTTGCCCCGATTAAGTACATTCCATCGTTCGGAGCAATAAATCGATTGTTTTTAGTATCAAAAGCATTATGGCTATCCTTGATGACCCTGTTAAATGCAATTTTAGTGTGATCAATCTTTTTCAAATACTGAACACCTGTAGTTCCAATATTCGCATGAGCAAAACCTGATATCTTTTGCCACGAAGTCCAGCCTGAACCACTCCACCAGTGTCTAATCCAAACTCCTGTACTGTCATAGTAAGTCCCAGACTCATTCCCTGTTCCGTAAAAGTATTGAGTGAAACGGTAATTATTATATTTTTCATTTTTGACAATGCCATAACCCAAGGGGTAGCCTGTAGTATTTCCCTGCCCAATGTCCATTATGGTCAGTCCTAAAGGATATTCTTCCCCTCCTGTTCTTGCATCTTGAATAGCATTGTCTCCAGTAATTAACGTCAGATTGTTATTTTTATAGTTGGTATCCACGTAATATTTTGCATCCGATAAAGCCTTATCCGCTTTTTCCTGAGCTCCGACAATTGTTTCTTTTGCATTCCAATTCTCCCGTTCCACTGGTGTAATGTGCCGTTGTAAATCATTACGATGCTCTTCAAATTCTTTTTTCGAAGCTTGCTGTACATTATCAACGTTCCCTAGCCCGATTTGCGCCTTTGTTGTATTGTGAGGGTTGTTCATGTCATTTTTATGTACAGCTAAATCTTTATGCGCATCTTGAATGCCTTTCTCCCAACGGTTCACATCATCTTCATTAATCGGATCGTCCGGGAGCCAATCTGTTTTTGCATCATAAGCCATTGTTACACCACCTCAAAAGTAATCCTAAAATCTAGCGTTCTATTATTACTAACGTCTAAATCTGTTGTTCTTTCCGTAATCACGTTGTTTTGATCATCAAGTATCTGAACACTCTTAATATGTTTGATGTCTTCCTCTCGTTGAGTAAGCACCGTGACAACCGCACCGTGAATGGTGAGTTCCACAATTTCTGTTTCACTCCCATTCAGTAGCACTTTCGATATCCTATTTTTCAAATCTGCAGCTGTACGCTCTCTATAAACCTGCGTAATCATGTAAGGACCACCTCGTTATTATTGAGCGTGACGGAATAACCTACCTTTAGCTCACTTGTTTTTCGATACCTTCTGTTATTCAGAATGACAGTATCTTTTATCTTGAGTGGCTCATTTAAAGCAGCTCGCAAAGTATACGCCAAATGAGCCGGTTTCATGTTCTCCAGTGTCTCTATGAGCTCGCTCATGTGCTGCATATCATCTATATCAATATCAACATTAAAGCGGTACTCTCCGGGAAGCAGCCGAACCTGAGCTGACGGATTTTTCAGGAACCGGTTCAACGCGTGTTCAATGGCCCTATATGTTGCGGGGGGTATGTTGGACATTTTAGAGATTAGACGCAATCGGCGGATCTCATCGGTGTCACCTGATTCCCGCATTACGTTCAAAATCTTTTCCCATCGTTCAAGCCCCCAGGTTGCCGTAGTAACAAACAGCTGATCTGTCAGATCAAAGATACTGTTATTTTGCTTCTCAAATTCCGGAGCTTCCGCTTTAAGAAGTTCAGCCATTTCCTTTAATTTGGTAAGAAACGGCGGCAGGTAAGAAGTCATTTCATCGAGCTTGCTCAATGATGTTCACCTGCCCCAATTTAGGGATTTCGACATCACTCAGAACCAAATTTTTGGCCACGCCGTTGATTTTAATATCTGCGTAATCACTTACTGAAGGTGAATTGTAGACGATATTATTAATCTGCGATAAACGGATAACGTTATCTTCAAAAGCAATCTTTTTAAAGAGATTTAAAACACCTGATTCGATTTCTTGCTTTACCTGTTCGATAGAGCTATTGACCTCGGGAAGTACCTCAGCTGAAATCTCAACCTCTTTCCATACCGCACTCTCCACTGTGACAAAGGCACCTATTGGCGCTTGTCCCTCACCTTGTCCGGGTTCAGGATCAATATAGTTTTTCACCTTTGATATTAAAATATCGGAAGCAGGTTCCAAGTTAGCATTGGTCACGACAATTTTGACTGTGCCGTCCCCGTTCCAAAGCGGAAAGACCTTTACCTTCCCTACTCCGTCTACTTCTTCAGCCCATTGTTTATAGTGTGCTTTATTGGCACTGACAGCTTCTCGACGCACGCGGGTAAAATATCTAGCTCTTAAACTGTCATCATCCTCTTCTTCACGTCCAGGAATCAGAATCTCTTTCACAATCGCTTTTTGAAGCCCAGGTATAGTGTCTAATGACAATAGATTCTGACCGGATATGTTTGCGTTCCCTGCTTCCCCCGCTGTTTCACACTCCAACGTCCCGTCAGCTGTGTATTGAAAATAAAGATTATCAACATAAAAGCGAGACCCTACAGGAATGGTCACGCCTTCAGTAAACTCCCCTGCCCTGACTGCTTTTGTGGCAGCAGTCCGCTCAATGCCTGCTTCAGTAGCCCGTCGATCTAAAAATTCCCCTTGCGCTGTGTCTGAGAAGACAAGTTCCAGCACAGTATCGAGCCAAATGTAAGACTTGGCCAATTCTGCGGCTGCAGGAGCTAACGCGTTATAAATCACGCTGCCTTCCCTTGTATCAATGTCCGCTGAAATGCTGTTCAACATACGATCCATAATTACTTCAAAGGTTTGATCTTCAAACATCTTCGCCAAGCACCTCCTCGATCTCCAATGTTCCTTCGTCAGTTTCGACTGTAAAGGAGACACGGAACGATTCGCCTTGTTTATCTATTTCAAAATCTGTAACAGCAGAAATTCGGTCGTCATAGATCAGTGCTTCCTCTATCAGCCGAGGGATCTCCATTTTCTTATATGCGTCTGTTGTTTCGTTATCTGCCAGCACGTCTTGAAGCTCATTTCCAATGTCATGACTGTAAACAGAATATGCATATCGCTCAGTATGGAGAGACAGATATACAAACTGCTTAATCGCTTCAAGGCCTGTGATAATTTCATTTGTGATACAGCCATTTTCAAAATCTATTTTGTAGGTTTGCGAGGTCTCTATGACCTCGCTGTCATCCTCTATATCCTCAAACTCGATTTCCGGAGACAAAGCCATTCCAAACACCTCCTATATTTTGTCGAGAATAAAAAATGATTGCCCGCCTTTTAAGGAGACAATCATCACACGCTCACCTGTATTCAATGCTTCTTCACCGGCCCGCAGCCGCTTTGGAACAATAATCAAATCGGCAGGTATTATTAATTTGTCATTTTCATTAAGCCTTATCTCAATAGGTGAAACGGAAACCACTTCAGCCGGCAGGATATCCACCGGCGACTCTGAACCAACGGCACCGACAGCCAAATGTTTGATTGCTTCACTTAATCTCATGAGGAAACACCATCAGGGATAGAATTTTTCTCAACCACATCAATGGTCATCGTGTGTGTCGATCCTTTAAATTCGTGTTTATCTTTATCAATCCAGTATGTCTTCTTAACCCCAACTTCCGGAATTGAAATATAGACGGGCAAACCGCTCTGAAGATCTGGAATCCCAATTGCTTGAATACTTTTGAGTTCTTTTTTGACGCCTTTCTTCTGTGCCTGTTTAACTTTCGCACGCTGCTGAAGCTGTGCTTGGTTAATGTTATCTGATACTGTTTCAACATACTGAAGGACGCCGTATTTGCTAATGCCTGCGCTGTCGCTTGCGGTGGCCGTGTATGTTTTATTGTCTTTTTGACGCCGCAGCTTTACTCTTGTGACTGTGTCATTAATGGAAGTACTGTATTGATAACCAGTAATGTTCACACCCGATTCTAGCACCCATAATTCTGACGGATCAGGCCAAGCTCGTAGACCGAGCTTTCCTTTCGCAGAATATAATTGATAATTCCTTCTGGTTTGGCTCTTCGTTTGTTTCAAGGCTTTCAGAATCATGTCATAAAGGCTCGTATCATCTTTAAAGACTAATGATTTAATGGTGTAACCCGTATTTGCAATGGACGTCGTCGGTATCTGAAAATCTCTCGCCAATCGATTTATAATCTCGTCTGCTCGCTGATTAGAGAACACATAAACATCTTTGTTCTTAACCAGATATTGCAGCATGTCATAAGCCGTAAAGGTCAGCCCATGTTCTTCCGGATTGCGAGAAAACACAATACCTCGAAACAGCTCTTTCCCTTTCCACTTAAACAGAACCGTATCTCCTTCTGATACGCTGTAATATGAATGGGTTCCTTGTTTCGTTATGATCTTTGCTGTGATTGATCGCGGCGCCTGATACCGTTGTCCTTCGAGTGAAACACTTTCAGTTACCAGCTCAAGCCATTCCGTTTCTTTAATGACGAAAAGTTCTATCATGTCATCACCTGCTTACTGCGGTATCTTTAATTTTTGCCCAGGAAAGATCCAGTGCCCTGGCTGCCTGATATTCCGTTTGCTTCGTTTGATCATAGCCTTTTTATTGACGTTCCAGATCTTGCGCCATTTTGTGCTGTCTCCATAAAATTTGCCGGCAAGGTCCCACAGTGTATCGCCTTTCTTAACGGTGTACGTTTTAGGAGAAGCCTTCGACGGACGTTTCTTCTTCGTCTTTTTCTTCTGCTTGATCTTCCGCGGCGAAGCAGTTTTGTATTCCTTCAGCTTTATTTCATAATCACGATCACCTATATCTTTTTGGCCCTCGCTATAAGAAAAAACCTCGATACTGCAAGTTAAATTAATTTTCGTTCCAGTAATTAAGAATTGAACCGGCTTTTTAGATTTCACCCATTTCTCGATCTTTTCAATAGCATTTTCAGGAGAAGGAAATCCTTTATACTCAGCAAGCGGACTGTGTTTCTTTGGAAAAAAAGAAGAGAACGAAATCTCTTTCGCTCCCGGTTTATCAATAAAAGTGATCTCCCCAAAACTAGCCACTTTTACTGATTCATTTTGAATTGTGTTGGATATATCAATTTGTTCAGGAAGGACCGGAAGCCGTAGCTTGTCCTTCCCTTGTGAAATCCAAAATTCATATATGGATTTAGTCAAAAGCAACGACTCCCTTCGTTCCAATGTTGATATCCTGTTCAAGCTCATCGACAAGGGCCTGCTTAATCTTAGCTACAAGACTGTTCATGTCTTGGTCATTGTGAAAATGCTGATCGCCATTAAACTGAATAATGACCTCTTTGCCACCTGCAGCTGTAAACGTTGTTTGATTACGGCCCGTTGTGGCAGCTGTTACCTGACCGGAAGATAATTCAGTTTGCCCGTTTTTAGATGGGTCTGTTACTTCCATTCCGAGTGCCTTAGCTGCTTGTGCTAACAGATAACGTCCACGGATACCTCGCTCCTCTGGAATGATCCATTCCCGTTTGTTTCCTTCACCGACACGTGCAATCTGCTCTTTGGTAATAAGTCCGCCGTTAGCGTAGCCAACATATGGACCTCCGTGCCTCATGCTTATAATGCCTGGTACATTATTAATTGATCCATATCTGCTTTTGATATAGCCAATCGCAGCAGTAGCGTTGTGTATCGGGTTAAGAATATTATTCATTCCCGGCAATTTATGTGCGTTGAAAGTACTTGGGATTGTCTGCATGAGCCCCTGAGATGGATGTCCTGCTTTCGCATTACTATCCCATAAGTTGATTGCCTTCGGATTACCGCCTGACTCATGCTGAGCAATTGTCATCAGCCCTGGGAGCCAGCTCATTGGTGTCTTTGTGGCCATGATAGCGGCCATAAGCCATTGCTTCACATTTCCGCTTACTGCTCCCATTCCGGAATAAGCAGCAGCTAGTGAACCTGCTTGTTTTTCAGCAAACTTTTTCACATCAACTGAATCCAGACCTTTTACAATACCAATAGAGGCAAAACGACCGAGACTCATCATGACACGGGAAGGTGAATGAATATCAAGCTCTTCACGAAATGCCTTCTCAACTTTTTTCGCCAGTTCCTTGGCAGCTTCATGGACTTCACTTGCCTTAGAAGTCATGCCAGAAACAAAATTACCGACCATACCGCTTCCCCAGCCGTTTGATGATTCTTTAGAGCGGATAAACGGCTTGTTAATATGAGTGCTGACGTATTGATCAGTACCAGTTTGTGAACTATTTTGTCCTGAAGCAAAACCTTTGACCGTTCCACTTCCCCATGAAGAGGATTTATTTACGGTGTTCTGGAATGGTGTTTTAACCTTCGTCTGCAAGAAGCCATCTGTACCGGTTGAAGTACTGTTTTGACCTTTAGCATAACCATTGACCATTTGCTTGCCGTAATTCGGAGAATAAGAGATTAAATTGTTCATTGGCTGTCCAACGTTTTTCTGTTTCCATGCTTCCATAGAAACAACATTATCTCTAATTCCTTGATCAAAGCTCTTCGTGAACTGTTGACCAAATGATGTTGCTTGTTCATCAAGACTGGATGTGTCAATGATAGGAGATACAGAAGCAGCCATCGCCGCACTACGGACTAGCGGGGAAGTTGCCGGTTCACCGCCTGCAGATGAAGCAGATGCTATATCATCAACAACACTCATCCCTAATTTCGAAGCAGCTTGAGAAAGGAGCATTTTGCCGCGACCTTTATTATTCTCAACAGGAATAACAAACTCTTTACCAGCTTCACCAATCCAAGATATCGTTGGCTTCGTAATGTAACCACCAGTAGCATGTTTCTTTGGCTTTTCTTTTCTCGTACCAAATAAATAATTTACTCCACTCTTCATATATCCCCACGCTTTACCAGCAGTTTTTTTCGCACTTGAAGCTACTTTCCCACCGACTTCTTTTACTCCACTTAAAATACTGCTTCCCAATTCCTTTACACTTTGCCACTTTTCAGACCACCACTTCTTACTAAAAAGGGTTTCTGAGATGGAACTCTTAACACTTTTCCATATTGATTTAGCATTGTCCCATTTATTTTTTGACCAGCTTTTTACACTTTCCCATTTTCCTGACCACCATTTCTCGCTAAATAAAGTGGATTTCAGCTTTCCTTTAACAGATTGCCAAACAGAAGACGCGCTGTCCCATTTACTTTGAGCCCAACCTTTTACGCCTTCCCACTTTCCTGACCACCACTTCTCACTAAATAAAGTGGATTTTATTTTTCCCTTTACGGACTCCCAAACAGATGATGCACTATTCCATTTGTCCTGTGCCCAGCTTTTAACACCAGACCACTTTTCAGACCACCATTCACTATTAAATAAAGTGGACTTTACCTTTTCTTTTACATGAGACCATGTATCACTTAACCCATTGAGAGAAGTCTTCGCATTACTCTTAATGCCGGACCATTTTTCAGACCACCATTTTTGATCAAATAATGTACTGTTTAGTTTCTTCTTTATTTCTGAACCATCAAACGCTTTACCTAAACTTGAACCACCCATGGTGCCTGCTATACCACCAACTATTCCCCCAATGGCTGTTCCCACTCCAGGAACTACGCTGCCAATAGCTGCTCCTGTAGCCGCTCCAGCAAGACCACCGCCAGCTGATCCAATTTTTTCACCAACATTGTCTTTATTCATCCCAATTAAATCTGTTGCCGCTAACGCTGTTCCTAATAGAGGGACTCCCTTTGCAAACTTGCCAACACTTTTCAGAGGGCTAAAGAATTTCCCGAACTTCGATGTACTGCCTGCACCTCTACCAGCTGAGTATAGCTCCGTTCTAGTTGTGGTTATTGCTGATCTTGATCCTCTGGTTGGATTAGTACCCACAGTTCTACTGGAACGCCTTCTCTCCATTTGTCCAGATGACACAGTAATTGATCTGTCAGAAGGGTTCATTCGGGTTGAATTACCACGTCGACCTAAAACTCTTTTCCCTCGTCTTCCACGAATGCGATCATTTTTACCTCCATCGCTACAACAGCAACATGTTAAGCTGCCGCTTCGAGGTAAACTCGTTGGACTTGTGGCAGTTTTGGATTCTCTGCTCCTAGTGCTGGGATTACGATTACTGTTTCTGTTCCTCCTTTCACTTCGCGTGTTAGCGGCAGCTTCAGGAGTACGTTTTGGAATTAGCTTTCGGATTACGCCTGCTGCATCACTTCCGACAGTACCTATGCCTTTTAACAACGGACGGAGTATTTTCAAATAACCAATCAATCCAATTAAAGAAGGGATCACAACTTTAATCGCTGTTTTCAAATCATCCCAATGGTTGACGCCCCACTCAATGGCTACGTTTAACTTATCACCTATCTCCTCACCAAGATCGGCAATATCTTTTTTGATCTCTTTAAGTTTTTCCTGACCTTCTTTACTGTTAATGAACGAGCTGATTTTATCAAAGGCTGGCCCTAATCCAGTTAGCAGAGAAGTTCCCATATCCTTAGATATGCTTTCAAAATCTCTCATGGCATCATTAACCGGTGTCATCGGGTTATTATCCCGAAGTTTCGTAAAGCTTCGTTCTAATTCACCGCTTGTTTTGGCACTTGTACCAATACCCTCAGCCATATCTAAAATGGGCTGTTTAAGGTCTTCGTATTGTGTTCCAATAAGCTCAGTCGCAATAGCAGCCCGCTTTGTTTTATCTTTCACTTTAGAAAGGGCTTTTGCCACCCTAAATAAACTTTCCTCTCCGCTTATTGAACCATCTTTGAAGCCCTTGAACATTTTCTTAGTTTCCTTGGCTCCGAACAGCGTTTTAAATGCGTCCACTTGGCTATCAGACATTTCGGTTCGGCGGATGTTAAACTCACGCATACTATCGGCTAGGTTATCGAAGTTTCTGGCGCCACCCTTTGTTCCTTTTATCATGGCGTTTGCAATTTGGCCGCCTGTGAGCTTCAAGTCTTTAAAGGTGGAACTGTATTCATTCATTGTGTCTAATAAATCATCAGCCTGGTCACCTGCATTCCGATATACATAAGCAATTAAGTCTCCGCTTTGTTTCCCGGACAATTTCAAGTTGTTATACATTGAACTGAAAGCTCGATCTACCTCTGCCTGATCAGCATTCATGAGCTGGGCAATCTTACTTGACGACTCAGTCAATTCAGCAAGAGCTTTTTTAGACGCCCCTGTCTGTTGCGATAAGTTTCTCAAAGATAAACTGACTTCTTCCCGAGAACTGCCCACTTTATTGTTGAAATAGATCTGATCCGTCATTCTTGCAACATCTTTCTTATTAACGTTTGAAGTTGCTGACACATAAGCATCCTGAGACATTGTACTTTTACCTGAACCCATAATTGAACCTGCAGAAAAACCACCTGCAACTGCCAGAGTAATGGTAGCATCCTTTAAGCTGTCTATTTTCGCTTCAATTGCATCTAGAGCCGCTGAAGCTCTATCCTTAATAGAAACAGTTGGCTCTGCATGTTCGCTATCTACATCGGACACATGACGACGGATCTCATCTAACTGGTTTGAAGCATGATCACGAACTGAAACAGTTGGCTCAGCGTGCGACCGATTCAAATCAGAGAGACCTCCACGGATTAAACGAAAACGTGGTGTAGCTTGATCATTTACGGAAACCGTCACCTCATGACTGCCCTCGGTAAGATCCTCAGCTTGCTGACGTATAGAATGTAAGCCATTCGAAGCTCGATCATCTAAATCCACTTCAAGCGATCGAGCCCGTTCGGTCAAACGGTTGGCCGATCGGTCAATCCGCCGCATAACTCTCTCAGTCCGGTCTTCAGCCTCAAAAATAAGAGGGCCATTAGCAGCCCTCTTAAGTCTTTCAGCATTGCCTTGTATCATTCGAAGCTTGCGGGAAATCTTATCATGTAATTCAAACGTGGCTGTTAGTTTAGCCATAGTTAATTACCTCCCTTCTTCGCTTCTTTTTCTAACAGCTCAAGCTTAAAACCGATTAACCCATATAAGAGCGCCTTGAATGCTTTCGGAGCCTCATATAGTTCTCTTAATTCTGACGGGGCGTATTTGAGCTCATGCATAGCATAGTAAAGATATACAGCCTCTTTGTCCCCGTCTTTTACTAGTTTTTTGCTGCTTCTTCAAGGTCTTCGAGATCATCATCAAAACCGTTGATTTCAATTGCTTTGTTTAGCCAATTTGCATATTCACCGCCAACTGAAAGAACACGTTTTGCAACTTCCACCGGATCTTCTGTTTTGTAAGCCTCACGTAGTTCCTTAGCTTTAAAGTTAGGGTAAACAGTCGTTTCAACCGCAATACGAGCATAAAAGCGTTGGCTGTCCAAGTCCTTCACACGGCCGCGGCCTTTTACATTCTTGTAAGTCGTATTCTCTTTCTCCAGCTCATCAATTCGTTCAGTCGTAATGGCTTTGAAAATGAATGGAACAACATTGCCTTCTTTGTCTACAAATCGTTTAGAAATCGGTACTTTCACTTCCTCAGCTTCAATTGTTTGTCCCGGCATAAAGAATGAAAGATCGTATACCTTTTTGTTTTGTTTTTCGCTCATGTACATTAACTCCTTTAAAATTAAATTCAATCGATTTAAGCCAACAAAAAAGACAACCACAAAAATGGTTGTCTAGTGTATAATTATTCCTGTACATTTGCACGGCTAACTCAAAGGTGGTCTGCTGGCTAAATCCCCTGAAAGGGGGTGACGCCTATGTCGACATTTCAAGCGCTTAGTTTAATGCTTGGAACGGGAATGTTTATTCTCGCCTTGTTGACGTATATAGACAAAAAGAAATAGACCACCCTTTGAGGCCTGAGAAACTTCTAGGGTAGGTCCATATCTAAATACACCTATAGCCAGCGCTCCAATGAGGAGCCAGCATTTGTACGGGCCGGAGTGTTGCAGCACTCCGGTATTTTTTTATTTTATGCATTTCTTTTGAAAGAAATACATGTTTCTATATGAAACTTGTTCAGTTGAATTACTTCTAAAGTAATCTTACCATATTTTTTCGTGAATATCTCGTGATGGTTTCACGATTTTTCGTGAAAGTGATTAGAATGTGGATTTTAACTGTTCAGGCACATCAAAATCCTCAAAGGTAAACGGTACCTCTTCCTCTAATGCTTCTGAATCAACATCAAGCCCAGCGATTTTCGCAGAATCAAAGTTCACATCATACAAGGTGACTCGTTCAGTGCCACGACCAGAAGAGGCGTCATCCAGAACAGCTTGTAAGGTGAAATAAGGATCGTTTCCCTTTTTTACATAATCCATCATAATAAGAACAAATTGAGAAGTCACTTTATAAAAAGTGGCCGTTCCCGTTCCATTTGCTCCAGTCGTTTTGTGCCCCGTCATCCTACGGCCCATGATATTTACCTCGGATTTATTTTTCTCCACATTGGCTTCAAACGTTTTGATATGAGCCATTTCTTCTCCATCAAGAAACAGTCTGCCCTCTTTACCCGAGATGGTATTTTGCGCTTTTAATGCCATTCTTATTTCACCTCAACATTAAAGTAGAATTTTTCAGCTGCATCCACCGGTTGAACTGCAAGATCAATCAGAAAGCCGTCACGATCATTATTCAGAGCAATTGTAATGTCATTCTCTGAATCAAAATCAGTAATGCCCCCGTTATCTTGAAGAACACTCAAGTATTGAGTAATCAGCGTTTTTACAAACTGCAGTCCGTCATTTGTAGCGGGAACATCACTGCCGCTCGCTTTTCGAGACTTGATCAATGCTTTCAATTGAGATGTCACATCATTATTGATTGCATCAAGTACACGGACAATTTTGTTTTTCTGGAACATCTTATTTTTCTCTGCTGTTAGGCTTGTGAGTGAATTAATGTCCTTTTCAACCGATACTGATTTATCACGAGAATCATAAGTAAACAAGAATTCCCCATTTGACAATCGTTCAACGATTTCGTCGTTGTCAATTCGGTTAAGGACATCTACAGCTCCCTCATATTCTACAAATGTAAGTGATTGATTAAATGTAGCCCCCGCACTTGCGCCGGCAACCCAAGCCGTAGCTTTTTCAGGAGTGATCTCCGTTCCATCTTCAAGTAGGACGCCACCAGTTACATTGATAATACCCTCATGGTCTCCCTTGTAATTTGAAAGAACACCTTGAACCTTTTGCCCTTGGTTGTCTCTCAGCCGTTTGATAAACGCAACAAACGTTGCTTTTAATTGCTCGTTATCCTCTACAGGTAAAGCGATTGTGTCAAAGTATTCCGTTTCAGCCGCTTCCAAGAAAGCTGTATAATCAGCATTGGTCGGTGTTTTGTCTGTTCCACCTGACAAGCGGACTCCGGAAGATGCCGGAAGAGCACCGCTTACGTCTTCAGGAGCCGTACCGGTTAACGGAATAGTGACTGTTAAATCCCCTTTCCCTGTAAACGTGACATAGTTATTTTGTTTAAGCTCTTCAGCTTTAGAAACTGTTTGTTTATCAACTTCTGACTGATCAAGGTAGGTAGTGACATCGACTTTTGAAGAGTCAATAACGTTTTCTGTAATGCTGATAATGATGTCATTACCCTTTGTGCCGCCATAAAGAGCAGTAGCTTTTACACCTTCGCTGATGTCTGCTGAAGCACGAAGACCTTCCGTCAAGCGATAAAGCAAGACTGTATTCGCCTTCTTCAAAGCCTCACGTAAAAGCAACAGCGAAGGATCATCAATGTTCAACCCCACTTTTTTATTCAGGTCCTCAATTGAAGAAATAGAAATGAATTTCTTAACCTCACCCCAGCTGGACGCTATCGGCAGTGCAACTGTTCCACGTTCTCCTGCAGAAACACGGTTTTCCGCGGTCGTTTTGAAGTTAAAGTAAATACCGGCACGCTCTTTTTCCTTACCGGGCGTGAAAGTCCCCCCGTTCATCTATTTGACCTCCTTTTGAAGAAACTGAGTAATCAACTTCTTCGCTTCCGATTTTGTAATACTTGTTTTATGAACATGAAAAAGAGCACCGTCAAACACCTCGGGTTTTACACCAAAGAGCTCTCGACTGTGCTCTCGCAAATCCTTAATATAAAAAGCATTTTCTGCTTTCTCTTTTTTAGTGGCCATCATTTCACCCCACTTTTAAATTTAAAACCATCCATTGAACGCTGTTCTTCCCGCTCATACCAATAGCGGCTCGTCCAGTTTAAGACAATGGTCGCGTAATCATCTGATACCCGCGTTTCTATTCGAGATAGGCGAATAAAATCCCCCGTATCCTCGCCAGATTCTTGTATAAGCGGAATTATGCCCCTTCTGCTTCTAAGTGTATCCGCAATTCGTTCCGCTTCGTTATGAGCCTTCTGTGCGTTCTCGTGAAATAGTTTCACGTTTAAAACATAGGCTTTCTGAAACGTAGATACTGTGTCCGTCCCATCGACCGTGGAAGCCGGTGGAAAGTAAAGAGACGGAACAGCAAAGTCCTGCGGTATTTCTTCTTCATACACTTGAACAGGATACAGTTTGTATAGATAGCCCATAATTGAACCTACCTCTTGATTCATGGCATCACCGCCTTAAAATTCTTCATCAATCCATTGCTGCAGCTTCCGCTCAAGGCTTCTCTCAAACATCAACTGAAATATAGCCATGGCGTTATCCCAAAAGCCAGAACCGTCGACCCATTGGAACTTCAGCAACATTCCGGTTTTTCTTTCAGCAGGGTCATACTCGAAACGGTCGCCTTTCCACCGCCCTGGGACCCATCGTCTATCCTGATTTTTAGACGGATCGATAGTAAAGTGCCCGTCATTCACGTATGAGGCGTATTCCAGATTTGTTCCAACATCCAACTTTAAGCTGCCTTTTGTCATTGAAAAGATATTATCCTGGTCACCTTTCTGAAAGGAATTAAGCAAGCGGCGTGTGTCTACCGTCTTCGTCCTGATAATTTGATCTTGGATAATGTCTAGGAACTCAAAACCAATAGCTTCAAGCCACTCCTCGTACTTCCCTTTCAATCCTCCACGAGAAGCACGGTTTAATGATTGAATGAACTGATCAAGACCTTTTATCTTCACAGATATTCAACCTCCCGTACTGCCGTCACTTCCCAATGATGATTCCTGATTTTGCGGGGCTTCTGTAATTTATAAGCAGTCCCATCCCAAACCGCCCTGTCATTTACTCGAATATCAGCAGTAGCAGGGAAATGCACAAGGAATGATTGATAAATAGCTACATTCGGTTCCTGTTGGATAATGGACTGACTCTTTTCTGTAAAATAACACGGCTGATTTTCTATGTCCGGCTCATCAGGGTACGAAAAAACCGGTTGAACATCTTCAACCGGCACACCGAATTTTTGCTTTCTATTTTCTTTTTTCTCCTGCAGATGGTAAATGTCACATCTGTGAGTCAGTAAAGATCGATAACTCATATTGATCTCATCCGCACTTTCGCTTCAACCCCTTCTAAATCAGGGTCACCCGGTTTTACATAATCTTTTATTAATGCATACACATCAGGTTTTTGAAGAGAACTGCCATCCCCTAGAGTATAAGAATAATCACCAATTTTTTCAGTTGTATATCCTTTAATAATTGACTCGTCGCCATTTATAAGAGCATAAAACTGAGACAACTTTAATAGGGCCAGTCGAACCGTTTCAGGCAAAGGAATATACTCTGCATCTGAAAAATCATGTCCAACTTTGAGAATGATATCAGCAGTAGCCTCAAGTATATCCTGTTTTAACAACTCGTCAGGTCTGGTCTTTACAGACTCAAAAACTGAATAACTCTTTAATTCATCGGGAGTGATTAGCAGCATAAGGTCACTCCCCTTTGTTATCTATTTTGTTAAGGATGTAGGCAATTCTTTCATCTGCGTTTTTGAAGTCAGACGGATTGCCACCAAGATTAGAAATAATGGATTCATGCTCTGCTTTATTCATACCTTTCAATTCCGATTCAGTATAATTTATCGGATCATCCTTTTGATTTTTAAGCTCTTGATTTAGTACAAAATATGGATTTTCATTTAAATACTCATAGAGCTTTTTTGGTACTGCTAGACTGGCACCTGCTCGAAAGGTAACTCCCATGACATTATATGTTTTGCCTTTAATAAGCTTTGCAGTATACACGCCAGACCACCTACTCCTTCACTTTCACAATCTTGGCTACTGCGTCTTCTTCTTCAAAAACACTATCCAATTTCGCTGTCAAAACAATGATAAACATACGGCGACGGATGTCCTTATCTACTTCAATCCGAATGTTACGAGAGAATCCAAGAATAATATTCTTCGGATGAGTAAGGATGATATCAGAAACATCTGTGGCTGTATCTCCTTCTCCAATCGTATAAGGTTGTAAATTCGCAATACCTTTGACCGGAACACCAAACGCAGAAGAAAGACCACCTTGAACAGCTGCATCCCCTAAGTCCGTTTGACGATCCGCTACACGATCTTTCCATTCAACCTCAATACCAGGCGATGTATAAAAACGGAACTCCTGCGGAATTCGCAAATATTTAGGAGGTACAGCTTTATATCCTCGCTTGAACGTCTGCCGTGTCAGTTCCTCACCTGCAGCATCAACAATGTGAGATGTAGCTTGTTTTCTGATGCCATCTAATTGTGCAAGATATGAGTCGGATGAAGATGTATCCCCATTTACAAGCAACTCTTCAATATCAACTGCAGCACGTTCAGCTATCATTTGCATGATTGTATTCTGAAGGCCATCTTTTTCGATGTTGTTTTCAAGTGTGTCATAGGTAATGTTAACTTCAGCAATTACTTCTTTTGTACTTAAGTTAACTGTGCTAGTTGATGGAACTGATTTTTGATCCTTAGTTAGCGCCACTCCCTCTTGGGCCGCTCTTAAAATACGCTGACCAAAACCGATCTTCTCGATTTTCTGTGTGTCATGATCCATTTGAATAACTCGCGCATCTCTTAAAATAGTTGGCGTATCTTGAACCATTCGAATAAAAGTTGAAGCTTGAGTAGGATTCATAATCCCACCGCTCTCTAAAGTAGAAAGCGTCATTTCTGCTTTATTAATAACCTCTTGATTTCTCATTCGTATCCTCCTTATACATTAAAACAACCCTGACCAGATTGATTTTTGAACTTGTTCAGACCCCGATTCTTCAGTTTGCTTAGATGTTCCCCGGCTTTTTTCGATTGCTTCAATCCGATCAACGAGCGGTTGAACAGCTTCTGAAATTGCCTTTTTCAACTTCTCGCCCTCTTTTTCAACCTCTTCTTCTGTTTTTTCTTTATCTTTCTTTTTAAGCTCTTCCTCTTTTTCCAATGTCTCGAGACGTTTCTTAATTGGCTCTAATGCTTCTTGAATGGATTTCGTTACTTCCTCCGAAGTCATTTCTTCTTCCTCCTCTTTTGTTTCTACCTGACTCAGTAAATTACCAAGGGCTGCATGAGCATTCTTAATTTCTTGCAGGTTTGAAGCAGAAAACTTTCTGCCCGCCTTTTCAACCGGCTCTTCATATGATTGATGTTGTTTTCCAACAAAAAAGTTTTTGAGCAAATTAAAAAGCCCTTTCTCATCTGTTTTCTCTTGAGAAATGGGCTTTTCTTCTTGTTTTTCAATTGTCTCTGCGGTACCAGCCATTGAATAACCGGTAATTTCACCTTTTTTGATTTGCTCCCAAACTTCTTCGGAAGCCTTTGTAACGAGGACCCATGAGCCCTTTCTGATAGTTTCCCCATTCATTAAAAAGTCGGCAGGCGCGACATAGGACTCAACCACCTCGCCGACACCACCCTGAAAATCATGTTGCTTATCAATTTTACGGGCATCTTTCAGGAATCCATGAGCGGCCTTTTCAATTTCTGCAGCAGTCATGAAATCACCGTGGGCGTCCACTGTGTTCGGTTCATAAACAATACCGTAAACAAGTTTCTGCTCGTCTGCTTCTTTCGCAAGAACCTTGACCTCTTTTTGAAAGTCCGGCTGTTTTTCTGATTTCATAAAAAAGAACTGCTTTTGATTAGCAGCCTTGTCGACATAAGAAACATGTGTGATTTTTGCGTTTACCAATTCTCTTGGCATGTTGTTCACCTCCTTCCAAATATTAAAAACGCCACTAAGGATTTAATGGCGTTAGAAGTGTACTAAATTTTAAAAAGAAGACAGATACATCCCTTTATAACCCCCAGCTCAACCTAGAGCTTCTATACCGTGTGTATAGTTATATGAAACACACATTTACACTTTTTCTACTTCTTCAAATTTTATTGTTTTTATAAACTGTATCGTGGCTAAAGTGTTTAGAAGTCTCAAGGCGTCGGCTTTTCCCCAATGTTGGGGATTATCTCTTCCATGAAGGATCCAATTTCTATTAATCATAGGCTGTCTTTCTTCATCAAATAAATGTGTTTTGAAGAGCTTGTCCTCAAAGAAATAAAAAATAGAATACGATGCAATCGCTAAATATTTATCGCTCTCATCAATCTTGTCTTTAAATTCACTCATCAATTTCATCCCGACTTTTAAACTCTCCGTTAACTCGCTCATTTCACCTTCAATAATTGTGATGAGTGTAGGGATAGATATCCTAAATCCACCTTCCACATATAATTCAAACGAGTGCTCGATAAGTTCTTTCCACCTATCACCTAGACCTTCCAATAAAACTTCTTTTAGTCCGTCAAGTTGCTTATAGTTATCTCTTTCATAATATGACACAAAGGTATTATCTAATTCCTTTTGATCGTAACCTAGGAATGCATCATCCAGATAAAATTGTATTGGAATTTCTTCAGTTAGAGTCCATCCATGACGAGAGTTATGATATGTAATTTTTTCAATTCTCGCATAATCAATTGTAATCTTTGGCAATTGCAAATTGATTTTAGGAAATGTTGGAATTGTCATTTCTTTAGCAGAAGATGCCATCTTCATTACCTTTTGAATTCTGTGAGCGTGATTAGTATGAACCACCTTTTCAAACGCTTTACGTTGTGCCATTAGCGACTCAAATCTTTTTCTTGGTAAATTTATTTTTCGGTGAAGAGAATGAATCTGAGAGGACATGCTGGTGGCCTTAAGAAGTTCACTATTTCTCTTCTCCATTTCTTCAAAAACCTTTGCGATCTGACTATAATAATTCAACCGCTTCACCTTCCGTTTTTTAGTAACGAGGTAATTATACTATTTTATTCCATGTTTGCTAAGGCTTCTCTCCGAATCTCTTTTTTTTCCTCGGCTGATAATCCTAAAATCTCGTTATCTACCACAGGCGATAAAACACAATGGCAGTTAACCCGCTCCCCCGCTGAAAGTTTAGGATCCCTCGGGAACATGCAAGTCTCGCTGCTACCTGGTATCTGAAATTCTTCATCCACTCCAATGACTGTGCCGTCAAGATCGATGTGATTTTCACGTGGATTGTTTTTCTTCCCTCCGCTGTGCCGCCATTTCTTTTTCTTTACTGCCGGCGATTGTGCATATGATTCATGCTGAGCGGCAGAGGAAGCAGCAAGCACTTCAGTTATGGCCGTGGTCCGGGCCCGCTCCCTATCGAATTGCGGCATGTCTTTGAGAGTCAATTCAATGTCCTGGATAGATGCCCCGTCCTCGATAGCATCTGTCAGCACGTTTTCCACTGCCTCATGAGTATTCAGCTTCATGATCTCGGCCAGCTTTTCAGACCAACCTTTGATCCAATCCGCTGCCCTGGTAGATAAAGCTTCAAATGGGACATCCGGATCCAATGAATCCATGATCACTCCGGCCAGTTCCTCAACGGTCTGCTGCAGAAATCCCTCGGTAAGCTCCTGAAATTCTTCCTCGAAGTCATCTGCTGCAAATAAGTTCTGTGTAAAAAACATCAGAAGGGCTTCCAGCGTTTCTTTCGAGTCTTTACCTATAAAACCATTCAGCCCATCTAAAAACCTCTTACGCTGGCGTCTGAGCAATCGAGCGATACCTTTTTCATATTCTTCAACAAAGCCGGGTATCTTAGAAAGGCCGGGGAAGTCTGGTACACTCTCCATTAAATTCTTCCGCTCACTTTCCTCGGCTTTTTTAATAAGAGAATTTAGACTTTCCAGCAGTTTATCTGTTTTGTTCATCTCTTCAGATCCTCCAGAACATCCCGCATATCTTTTAATAACCCAATCATATTAGAAGTACCGCTCTCAGATTTAAACAGCGCAGTCAAAGAATCAGAATCTGATCCCACGCTATTCTTACCAAGCGGCCGGTTGTATTCTTCCTCAGGCCATTCCTCAAGCGTCTTACCAAGAACTCTCCCAGCTAAATCACGTAGATCATTCGGAGAAACTGCACCAGCTGTTATAAACGGTGTTAGAACCTTAGCAATCTCAAGCGGATCTCTAAAGTCTGGTCCTTTTAGCTGAAGACGAACCTTATGAATTTCAAGGTCATTTAGAAATAAAGCATTTAGTTTACCTGTGATTAATTTTCTTTCTGGCTGAAAGACTTGTTCCTCAGTAATCTTTCTTGCTGTATCTGCAGTCGCTCTGTTGTAATCTTGAGCTTCACCTGTATAAAGTGGTGGCAAACGAAAAGCCGATCTAATTTTGTCTCGGCTCTTTTGGTCATATTCAAGAAACAAGGCATCCTCTTGAAGGATTTCAGCAAGTGATTTAATATCAACTTTCACTGGAGCAATCTCTTCATCACCATGAATGTTTTTCCCCTTCGCTATGCCTTCCGCTTCAAGTAAAAGAAACTTATGAGCATTTTCCACACCTTCTAGCCCATTCATGTAATCCTGTAATTGTGTGTATGAGTCCTCTGATAACATACCATTTTCAATTGTGATGGCAGCGGGAATATGTCTACCTTGTTTGAAGTACATAAAGTTCAGCTCTTCAGCTTTTCGAGCCCCGTACAGATTAACAATATGGCCAATCCACCGTGGTTTCCCATAAGTACCGCTTCCTATTTTGAAATGGACCACTTCATTTGCTCGTTTCTCGAATGGAGTCTGTTCATCATATTGACCTGTCTCTAAATTTAAAGTACGGGGATCACCATATTCCTTAAAGTAAACCATACGGCCGTCAATCATCTGAACATACTTTCGGAATCGTTTCTCTCTTTTGATTGATTTCATTTGTCCTTGTTCGAAGTATGTAAAATCAACTTCAATTGGTTCAGACAATTTACAAACCCGAACATTTTGAACATCCATGTATTCAATGCCGGCTGGCTTATTTTCACCGTTTCGAATGACCTCGATAAATCCATTCCCTGTCTTTTCTCGATCTTCAATAACAAAACCAAGTAAAGTCTCAGCTGACTCATCAAAGTGAAGGTATTTAATGAATTCTTCAAGCTTTGTCCATTCACTTTCAGCTTCTGTTTTTTCTTCATTTGTCACATCTGGCGAATTCACATCAAACGAGTACTCAAAATCAAATCCAAAACCCACAATATTTGTCCTGTAGGCATCAACACATTGCTGTAAGATCGTTGAATACTCAGCAATCATCTTTAATTCTTTAAGATTATACGGAGGCGGTAAAATATTGCTGTCATAACTGTCCGCAAATTCATCCTCATAAATTTGTTTAGTCGATTCAGTAGGTGGAGAGGCTTTGACCACTCGTGCTTTAACAGATTGTTTTGACATGCTTTACCTCCTTCCTGGTCTTGATCTTTGTGGTCTTCCTTTAGATTCTTCTTTCAAATCGGTTACCTCATAATCATCGAGAGCGTACCAGATAGCTGACAGTGTATGCGGGTCTATCGTGAACTCGTCTTCTATGATGTTCCCCAGCTTATCAGTAGCATAAGTGAGCGGTTTAAGTTCATAAATCGTGTACTCGCAACGATCAGAGCAAATAATCTTCCTGAACCGTTTGATCTTCTTTGTGTATTGGAGGCGTGATCCTTGGTACTTACGGGCCCCCACCATATTGAAACCGTGTTGTTGAAAATAACGGATTGTCTTTGGCTCTGCAGAATCCGCTTTGATTAATTCGTTAGTCTCTACAAATTCCTTGAGTTCTTCGGCCATCTTATCGTCCGTTAGTCCATTTTTGTAATACTCCCAGTAGATATAGAGATATTTCTTTTCATGATCTACAGCAACCCTAACAACAGCGTTATACGACTCAACAAAACCAAAGTCCATGCCAACTCGTTTAAGTGGACGGTTAATATTAGAGATTGCAGTCATAACCTCTTCATGTGGCCGCTCTTCAAACTGCGGTAGTACTCGAATTCCATTCACGCCAAAATGACCTTTCCGCGCAATTCGGTAAAGGTCTGGATCGTATTCCTTCAATTCTTCAAGTTGCTGGACATAGCTTTCTGGCAGAAAAAGATTATCATCCGCCGTTGAGTGATGATAATAGGTGTCGTTGCTAACGATTATCCGCTTTTCATAAAGCTCCTTGTCATTTAACACAAAGCGTTTCTCCCTATCATCCTTGAAGAAATGCTTAAAAGTCCAATTATCTTCTCCTACTGGATTTGTTGAGAGAATCATATGAAGCGGCAATGTCGGGTGACGGAGACGTCCTAGAAGCTCCTTGAATCCCTCATACTTCACTTCAGAACATTCCTCAATCCAAATAAGCGAAATATTATTGATTGATTTCAGTTTGGCTGGCTTATCCATCCCTTTAAAGATGATGCGGCTGCCATTTGAAAATCGAATCTGCATGGGCGAAGATACACACCTAACGATATGATCTAATTTCAGATCACTTACAAGTTCATCAAAAAGTGAAAATGTAGAGTCCCTATGTGTGTCGTACACTTCTCTGATAACAAGAGCAGTACGCTTTTCTATAAGCAATTTCAGAACAATCTTCAAAGCAACATGATAGCTTTTGGATGATCCATAACCACCCACGAGAAACTGAAACTTTTGATTCCAGTCAAAAAGAAATTCTTTAAAATGAGGATTTACTTGTTTAATCACTGTCATCACCTTTGTTCACAATGGTGATCTCAAAAGTTTTATCTTCTTCTGTAAGTTCTTCAATCTCTAATTTTTTCTTGTCTATACTTAAACGCATATGCTCCAATTTAAGGCGTCTTTCGTCTTTTGCATGAGCTAACTCATCAAACTGTTTAATTAGGTTCCTGAGTTCTGCCATTGCCCTAGATTGAGCATTCAAGAAAGTGGCATGACGATCCCAAGAAAATTGGAATTCGTATTCTTCCTCTTCGACTTCGTTCGTCTCAGATAGGACAGACTTTTTCTTTTTCAGTTCCTTAATCATTTCTTGATTATCAGAAACGAACATGATCTTTTGTGCCCTTATAATTGCAGCATATTGGATCTGTATCTGATCCCATATCATATCTACAGGCGAACGTTCTTGAATCCCTTCCATGATGGATAGCGTTTCTTCTGGCAGGAACTTTGAGAAGAATCCATGAGTCACAGCGTTTTGATTTCCTTTTGGTGCGCCTCCTTTATTACCTAACGCATTCTTGTTACCGAGAGGTGCACCTACTTTTTTTGTGTGCACACTTTTCTTAGCGGGTGCACCCTTTTTTCTTTGCCAACCATGCCGCTGTTTCCAAGATTTGATTGTGTTAATAGACACCCCATATTTCTCAGCAAGCTCCTTGTATTTCATACCTTTGAGGTAATCCTTATACGCCTGTATGTGCTTTTCAACCATCTACATTCATGCCGCCTCCTTTTTGATTGAGTTGTTTTGAAAAAGCTTTCCTGAAAAGGAAAGCCTAAAATATAGTTACAAATAATAAGATTTTATTCTTTTTATATAATCAAATAATAAACTTCCTGCAGATGTTATAACGTAGTAATCATCTAACGCTGTATCTACGTCTACCGATTCAAATTCTACATCAATTGAAGAGTCTGTTCTTGTCTCGTATTCCCTGCTAACAATTTGGAACGAAACACATTTATCTAAAGTTAAATACAAACTACTTGCCTCTTCTTTTTCATTGTCACAACAACTCCATACATCTTCATGTATTATTGATTTTGCATCAGCTCCTCTTGATTTAAATACATAATCCAAAATTTTTTCAAGATTATTTATATCATGATTAAATAAGGAGGTGAGAGCATTAATACATACTAATTTTTCATGACTTATTTCTTTATCTTGCTTTAGAGTTGAATTTAAAATAGTACCTATTATTAAGCACGCTTCACTGGAGTTTGCTGCCAGAACTCCATTTATTGTATTTGCAATAAATTCTGCTCTATGACGATTACTGATATACTTTCTGAGTTTTTGTATTTGACTTTCCAGAGGCTTTTTGTCTTCCCTGAAGCCTTTTAGAAACCAACTAAATTTCATTTCCTGTGAAAAGTCATATACACCTTTTGCAAACTTAACAATAGGAGTTATTTCTGTTAGGATTTGTACATAATCATTACCTTCAACAATTCCCTTTATATCTTTATATTGATTTAATTCCTTCCTTAACCCCTCATCTAGCAATTTAAGCTTTTCTACTAATGTATTATCTTGTTCCACTCTAATACTCCTTTTCTAGTTGAAAGAATAAACTTGAATAGTTATAAAATTCATCAAAGGTATATAGCGTATTGATATTACTAATAAAATGTTAAAAAAGCACCCCGCAGGATGCTCAAATACTCTCTAATTCTTGTCTTGCCTGATCAATTTTTTTGTTTATTCTCTCTACTAGATTCTGATGATAGTCTATTTGCTCAACTAGACTAGCATACGCTGTTTTAAACGAAAAATGTTCAAAAAAACTAGATAAATTTATATTAGATGGAATTTCTTCATAATCGAATATGCGATATTTTTTAACAGTTCTAGATCTTACATCAAATATATACATTTCTTGATTTGTTGCTGCAATAACTGGTCCATGAGGTGAATTTAAATCTAACTCACTATTGTAAAAGCTCCCTTTGGTCTCAATGACTTGTAACAAAATTGGTTTGATTTTGTTGAACAACTCAAGAAATTTATCTCTTTGTTGATCTAGAGTATCAATAAAAACTTCTTTCGTCTCTTCTAATAATCTTTTGTCTTCCTCTAATGTAGATATTCTTTGAGCAATTAATTCGGTTAACTCTTTTTCCATTATTATCCCCTCCCTCCTTATTATCGGTGAAAGAAAAGGACAAAGGAACACTTTGCAGAATTTGTCGAATGATTTATTATCCTGTGTACTATATGGTTTAGGTGGCTCAATAAAATTTCTGCCGCACCGACCTGCCTCCCATTTTACACTACAGATTTTTTCAGATTCAACAAACGCTCAAAGTGGCAATCTTGGCATAATTGGCTGATCAATTCGTCTTTCATTTTGCGTACAGTTTCCCGTGAAATGCCAAGGTGAAGACCAATAGCACGGTAGCTCATCCCCTCCATCATGCAATCATAAATAACTTTGTGCTGCTCTCCTTTGATCTTTTCAGCCCCTAATTCAACTGCATATACTCGCTCTTCATAATACTTAAGACGTTTGAAAAGACGTTCCTCTCTCATATCCATTTGCCTTAGCTCAGCCTGACTCTTCCCAGGACTTCCTTTTGGCATAACAGCTTCTAATCCATATTGAGCAACACCCCAATTTTTCATTGGAATTACGGAACCATAGAGTATTCTCTGCAACCGTTGAACCTCTTTCACCATCCAGTGATAGCTATTGATTAGATTTTCAATATCTTTTCGATTCATGATTGTGTCCTCCTTTTTCAAATAAAAAACGGACACCAAACCATCAGCATAATACTGTAGTTCAGTGTCCGCAGGCTCTCCGTCTTGGACTTAGTTATCTTTAACTTTTAGTAAAATTGGCTCGTTATACAAATCTTCTAGTTTTTTCATCTTAGTTTTTTTGCACATTTTAGGATCGCTATCATCCCCCAATAAAATGATTTCCTTATTTATTGGATATAAGATAAACCATTTCTTATTATTTTCATCTCTTATATACACAGTTTTTTTAGTAGTCCAATTAATCAATCTTAATACAGGAATAGATATGAAAGGAATTGCCGAACAAAGGACAAAAAACATAATTATTACTGCAATTAACATTCCCAAATCTTTAAACTGAGGGAATGCTATCAGCAAATAAAATTGAATATAAAAAGTGAATAAAGAAGTTAAATATATAGTCACAATTATAATTTTAAATAGTTTTTTTGATTTCAATTTAAAAAACCAACGATTTGGATTTTGAATTTCATTAACAATTACAAGAAAGAGGAATATTCCTCCCAATATTATTTGTGAACAGATAGACACCACTTCGTTATAATCCCATTTTAGTTTGTCTCTTAGAGTCTCTGATATTGAATAAAAAATACACATCCAAGCTAAAGCATACAGTAAATACTTACAAAACTTCACAAAAAACAATCTTTCTTTGGAGAATAGCTTCTGTTCAAATATGTTCGAAGATAATAAAGTAATTGGTTGGAATACTTTAAAAATGTTTATTACTAAGAACACTATTGAAATAACAACAGTGGGGGGAGTGTAATATTAACTGTGTAAGTAAGGAATGCGTACGGTTCCTTACTCACACAGTTTTTTATTTGATAGAATAATAAGTATAAAGCTAAAGGAGTGGTTTCAGTGGGGAAATTGAAAAGAGATCCGAACTCCGTAGAATTAGCTAACAAGATTATCGAACAGTATCAGCCTAAATCAGTAGAAGATATGCAAGAAGCATTAAAAGACATATTTGGTCCCATGTTTGAGTCAATGCTAAAAGGTGAAATGAATCACCATTTGGGCTATGAATCCAATGACAAGGGAGAAAAAGAAACAAGAAATAGAAGAAATGGATATGGCAAAAAGATCGTGAAAACAACGGCAGGAGAAGTTGAAATTGCAGTCCCCCGTGATCGTGATGGTTCATTTGAACCGCAGTTGATTCCAAAGCGTAAAAGAGATGTATCCTCTATAGAGGATAAGGTCATTTCGATGTATGCCAGAGGAATGTCACAACGAGACATTTCTTCCACGATAGAAGACATCTATGGCTTTTCTGTATCTCATGAAATGGTATCCGACATTACGGATACTGTACTTCCTAATTTAGAAGAGTGGCAAAATCGTCCCTTAAGTAACTGTTACCCTTTTGTGTTTGTCGATTGTCTTTACACAACCATTCGTAATGACTATGAAACGAAGAAGTATGCCGTTTACACAATACTAGGATATACCATAGAAGGTAAAAAGGACATTCTAGGTTTGTGGTTGAATGAAACGGAAAGTAAACATAAATGGATGCAAATTTTTGATGAAATCAAATCTCGTGGTGTAGAAGATATCTTCTTTCTCTCAATGGATGGCGTTAGTGGTCTGGAAGAAGGAGCACGTGCGATTTTTCCTGATGTGACCGTACAGAGATGTATTGTTCATTTAATTCGAAATTCGATTAAGTATATACCAAGTAAAGACTACAAGCCTTTTACTGCTGCCTTAAAGAAAGTGTATGGAGCTCCAAGCCTTAAGGCTTGTCACAGTGCATTTGAATCTTTTGAAAAGCAGTGGTCTACGTACCCTGGAGCTGTAGACGTATGGAAACGAAACTTTTCTCATGTGGAACAACTTTTCGATTATGGTGGTAATATTCGTAAAATCATGTACACTACAAATGCCGTTGAAAGTATCCACTCTAGCTTTCGAAAAGTCACGAAAAAAGGAGCATTCCCCCATGAGAATGCCCTATTAAAAATATTGTTTTTACGAACAAAAGAATTAGAAAAGAAATGGGATGGTGGACGCATCCAGCAATGGGCTATGGTCATGAATCAACTATTAGTTCATGACCACCTAAAGGAACGTGTGAAGAAATATCTAGAATAACTTACACACTTTTCTTGACAAGCCCACAGTGGGTATCCCAAAAGCACTCAATAATTTGTTAAGACTTTCTCCCAAATTCATCAATAGTCACCTTCTTCTTCTTAATCTTCCTTAATTTTAGCAACCTGTAAATTCTTCTTCAATGCATCCAATAAAACGCATTGGGTAACAGAGTTGATTATTAAATCAACTCTTATTTCACATTTAGTTAACATTTATTTACAAGGAAAAACTTAACTAATGGTGAACTATTCTAATGCAACACAAAAAAATTAAAGGAGTGTTTCAGAATGAAATTAAGAAAATCTGTAGCATCCCTGCTCGCGGTCTCTGCTTTATCCTTCTCTATAGGTGGTATAGCATCTGCTCAAGAACCAGTTCAATCTAATCAACCCATGCATTTGAATTCATTATCAGAAGATGCCCCTTTTAAAACGATGGCTAGAAGCGTAACTATTAACGTAGGCAAATCTTATCCAATCGATGATAATGCTTCTTGGGCTGTCGTTGTAAAGGGGTCTCAGTATGTCGAAGTATCTGGTCGTGAAATTGTAGGTTTGAAAGACTCAGGTAGTAATAAAGCAGAAGTTTGGATGTATAAATCAAACGGTGCTTTATTAGGCGCCCTTTATGTTACAGTTAGAAAATAGGATCCAAGAGCCTCTTTATAGAGGCTTTTATTTATATTCAATTATTAAAAACATACAGAGTTCTAATAATCCCAACTTCTAACCGGTTAACTGTTCACTTACAACCAGTTTCATGCTTATTTATGTTAATAGTAATGTTTCCTTAATTTATCCCCTCACCTTAAACCCAATCTCATGATCAACCCGCGCAAAGCTCCCCTTTACAGTTTGAATAACAGTTTTACCGTGCTCAGGAGCATCTAAGACATGTGCTGTACCTTGATTCCCATCTAAAACAATGATCTTAACTTTTCCTGGATCAATTTTCTGCTTAATAGTGAAGTCTTTTTTGATGTTTATTTCTCTTGGATTGTACACTCAAAGCGCCCCCTGTGTTATGATAGAAGTACCAGTTCATATCAAGAACACTGAGGCTAAGCGCTTCGGTGTTTTTTATTTTTAGGCAGAAAACTCTTTTATCTTGATCTCCACCCTCGGCTCTTCGCTATAAAACTTGCTTACTTTCAGATCCACTACCTGACTATCATCTTTGTATATCAGATGATTCAAAGCATCTTTCACACCCTTTACATAGTTATCAACGTCGGGCTTTGTGGTCGGCCTCAGAAGACCTTTTTCGGCTTTTTCTTTCTTCTTTGATGAGTTTGAAACCGATTTTGGCATTGGTCTGTACACTTTGACATCCATTGAGACAGGACCAGTAATAACTTTTTCTGGTCGATGCTGAGACGCAACCAAAGCTACATACTGCTTGAAATACTTTGATTTCGCTGGATCTCGCATATGCACCTTCCCATTTCGTATTGATCCACGCGGCCGCCCCTGTGCGACTGGCTCACCATAAACAGTGAACTTAATGCAATCCAACTGTTCTTACCTCCCGTCAAGCTGTTCCCATAGCTGAATTTCTTTTTCTATTCTCGGTGCGGAGAGTAAAATTGTCAGCAGAGAAACGACTGCTTTAAGCACTCAGCATCCGCTCCATTTGCTTTATTTTTTCCTCAAGTAAACGGATAGTTGGTGTAAGATCTTTACCTTCAATTGGATTTGAAGGTCCAAATATATAAAGTCCGCCAGTTGCTTTTACATTCATTTTCTCCTTCATCCCCAATCACCTAACCTATGATTTAATTGCATTCGATCGCCTTTAATAATCACTATGTAATCACGACACATCTGGTGAATTCGTGAACCAAGAGCCTCATCAATGTCCAAAAGCTCATCGATTGTTAACTCCGAAGAAATCAGCAAAGGCTTGTGATTTAAATACCGGTAGTTTAAGACTGACTGGATTTGTTCAACCTGCCAGTCGGTTGCCCTTGGTTGACCGTTTATTGGTTTAAATAAATCATCAATGAATAGAACTTCGACCTTTCTCATGGCATCCAGTTTTGCTTCTAAGTTGTCAAAGTTAGCTTTTAAATCACCCATGCCCTCTACGTAAGGAAAGTACATACAATGAATTGATTTTTTCTTGATCAGATTATTCATAATCGCTGTGAGCAAATGAGTTTTACCGCTACCTGGCTGTCCAAGTAATGCGATACTGTTTTGCCGTTCTCCTTTGATTTTTTGAAAATCTTTATAGTATTCCACTGCACATTCATAAGCATCTTTGATCATGTCTGGCTTACCGTCCGTGATGAAGTTACCAAAGAGAAGCTTTTCAAACTCTTCTGTAATGCCACTAGCTTCCATGAGTCTTGCAATTTTCTTTCGTCTTACACATTCACACTGTTTTGAATAAGTATCTTTCCATTCGCTAGCTTTATCCGGCGTACAAACTTTACCTAACAGAAAATCATCTTCCGAGACCATATCGTCTGGAACCATAAGGTCTAACTGTTCATCTAAATGCCAAGAAGTGTCCTTATGGACCCGATAAACGACAATTCCACGATCCTTACAATAAGGACAATCAAATTCAGCCTTTTCTTCGGATACGGCCTGTTTTGTTCCCAAAAAGCGGGCTGACTTTTCCCGAAGCTCCTGCATGATCGTTTGAAATGCGGTGTCTATACTGACTGCTTTGTTTATAGCCATATTGTGTCTCCTTTCTCTTTTGAGTGAATGGATTTGATAAGATGGCTTGAACATATGACAAACTTACTGATTTCCCCTTTAGCTGAAACGCTGTCTTGATAGCCTCCATCACTTTTTCTTCACCATAATCGTCGACCATGTATCCAATTCGCTGTGCCTCTATAGGACCGACTGACCGAGCAACTTTGTTTTCATATAGCTCAAAGGCATTTTTCATTTTGTCATCGACCTCCTGATGTTCAATCTCAGCTGGTTCCAAAGCTTTTTTCTTCATGTAATTTCCTAACTGTATGTAGTCTGCATAATGAAGTATGGTGACGATGAACCCTCTTTTTTGTGGAAGACGGTCCAATCTGATATATCCCTGTTTCTCCATTCGGTCTAGTGAGTATTTGATTTGTGCAGCTGACCAGTTAAAATCTTTTGCAAGTTCCACAACTTTGATAATGGTTTGCCCAAGTTCTAGCTCTTGATTTGGCCTGTATTCAGCTCTTTTGAACAAATGATCATAAATTTTTTCATCCCTAAACTCTTTGAATGGTAGTCGGGGTATGACCACATACCCCATTGCTTTGATGTTCAAGTCAATCACCTACTTCCTTTCACAGTGTGCAGTTATGTCACAGTTGCCGACCTCAATCGAACGGAAGTTCATCTTCTTTTATGTCTATAGGCTTGCCGTCAAAAGGATCAGCTTCCTGCGAGGTTGTTTTTTCTGTTTCTTCTTTATCTGAAGGCGCGGAATCGATAATTTCTGAGCTATCCGCTTCATTGGTAATGTCAATCCGTTCTCTTGTTTCATCTTCCTCAATAACTGCTTTTTGCATTTCCACAGAGAGAATCCCCCACTTGCTCAAAACTGCTTTTAATACAGTCTTAAGAGCCATCGCATCTCAATCATTTTTCCATCCAAAATCAGATTTACTGAATTTCTTTTTGTGTTTCTCTACTTGTGCCTTTGTCCAGTACACTGTTTTTCGGAAGCCATTTATCAACTCAAAATAAGCTGCATAACCAATTACCGCGTCTGATTCTCGTTTTTCAAAATCAATCTCGATCTCCTCAGTCAACGGATTCCACTTCTGCAATTCGCCTTCATGAATCGGTATGCAATTGATGGATTTATATTGGCCTGTTCGTAAGGCTAGCTGGATATATCCTTTGTATCCCAGCTGGAATTGAGCCTTTCCTCCATAAGGAACAATCCAGGCATACCCTAAGTTTTTATCAATAGGTAAATCGAGTGTAGCTGCCACCATTGCAGATGAAATAACGCTCATAGGGTCTGTTTTCTGTAACATCTGCTCGCTGTTATAAAGGCTTAAGATAGAGGCCGTAAACTGTGTAGCCCTCTTCCCTAACACTTCCTCAAATCGCTTAATAACGGATGGTGAGGAAAGTAAGCCTTTCATGGTTGCCCCTTGTTGCTGAACAGGAGCGCTTTTTTGTTTCTTTTGGATGTTGTTTTTAATTGATTGATTAGTAGCCATAATCAGCTAACCTCCTTGATTGCAAAACGTCTGAAATGAGTTTCCTTTTTGACCTTCTCGTAAATATCCGGAAACTGCTCTTTGAGCTTTTTCGTGTCAACTCGATTTGAGACAATAGGCTTCCAACAAGCTTGATAGTTTCCGATAAACCCATACTCTGCGTCCTTCATTTCATGTTTGATCTGGTTCTCTAATTCTTTTGCCTGGCTTTGAAGTTCTGAGATCTGTTCTTTAAGAAGCAAGTATTGTTGAATACGTTCTCGATTAGCCGCAGTTAAATCAATAGCTTTGTTATTTTCCGTTTCGGTATATCGTTTTTTGAGGTATTCCTCCGCAGCACTTGAACCATCTAAAGCAGGAGCTTGTCCACCTAAGACCTTGTCATTCCAGAACTCAATCTCTGCTTCAAAGATCATGTCAATTAACTCGTCGTCTCTCTCAATCTCTTTCCAGACAAATTTGTTCCCGCCGATCAGCACAGCAAAGTAAGCTTTCTGATATTCAGGTCCAAGCACCCCCAGATAATGCTGGACCTGCACGATATAGCTTTCGGGGATTTCTTCGTCTTCCCATTCTTTTAAGTTGTAGGCAGAGGTTGTTTTACATTCAAGGATCGCTTTTTCACCAACGATCATTCGGTCAACATTTGCCAAAATGAAATCATGTTCTGGATGTCTGAGTATTGCTTTTTTACGTCTAACCTTCTTGCCACTACGTATCTCAAATTCTCTTGCAACAATGTCTTCAAGCAATGATCCAAAGTAAGCAGCTTCACTTTGTGATTCACTTACAGGGACCTGTCCTGTTTTGTCTAACCATAACTCAAAAGGTGTCTTCCACTTGTTTAACCCCAAGATAACAGATGCATCTGAGCCGCCAATTCCTTTTCTCCTTTCAATAAGCCATTCATCACGGCTCATTTCAGTAGTCTTAGCATGAACCTCAGCCCGTTTGCTTGTCATACCACCTAACCCCCATTGTTTTTATTGAGGCTATCTGATAAAATATTTGCACATGAGTTTTTTAGATAGCCTTTAAAGAAGTCCACTTTGTCCGAGTGGGCTTTTTTATTGCACATTTTTAAATTCAAATCCAAGTTGCTCCTTTAGATATCTTTCCAAGTTCTCTCTCAGAATGATTTCGCCGCAATCAATTACATAATCATCAACTGGTGTTACTTCATCACCGTAAAAATCTATTTGCACATCCGTTTCAGTCAGCTTATCGTGCCAGTTGTTTATGACCATTGGGTTTTCGACCATTCATATTCTCCTCTCTGAATTTGTCTGCACGTCTATCCCATAACAGATGGAATTCACTATTGTTACGAATCATCGCACACCATTTACGAACTTCCAGAGCAGTTGCCGGTTTATGAACAAAATGAACCATCATCCTATACACCTGCTCACTACAGTTAAGTTGATACCTTGCTGTTGCATTTTCAATGCCGTTTCATAAAGACGTCCTTTGTTTGCAAGCCGGCTAATATCCTCAGTAAGAACCTTGATGCTTCCAGCAAGACTAATCGCTTCTTCATAATCACCATCACGTAATGCCTCTGACAGCATGATTGATAGCTCTTCTGCTGATTCGATTTTTCTTTTTGCGATAGGAACATCTGACTTCAAGAAATGATTAGTATTCATATTGAAACCGCCTGCCTTCCTTCTTGTTTTGCCATAGCAACTTGATCAACTAGAGCTTTCCGCGTCCACCTATCTGCAAGCTCCTGCATTTTCAACCCGTGAGTACGAACAAGTGAATAAATCAATGTTTTGTTAGCCGCAATCAAATCAAAAATCTGTTTAATATCAGCCATAGGCAGCTCCTCTGTTTTACCTGGTCGGTTATCCGTAAGCCAACGGGCTAAATGTTTGGTTGCTTGCAGTGCTTCCTCCAATTGGTGAACCATATTAATCACCGCATTACTTGCACATTCATTAAGTGCCGGATCTATTGGAGCAGCGGCTGTTGGGTGAAGTTTGAATAAGTAATGTACAAGATCAATATGTTCATAGGCATCGCACTTCTCAAACCACTTGATACATAACTCTGGAGTAAGCTTGGCAAGTCCATTTTCAACATCTGAAACATACCTTTGATCCTTACCTCCAATTAACTTTCCAATTTGGTATTGGGAAAGACCTGCAGCCTTTCGGGCACTACGCATAATCTGCGGTAAATTCCGCATGTTGTATGGGTTGTTCTCCATATGTTTGCCTCCTGATATATTAGATTTTCAGTTTTAAAATTGAAGTTAATAGACCATGCTGTTTATAAATGACTTAGGCTGATTCCTTTTTATTTTTTTGCGCAAGCTTCTCTTGGTGTTCATTCATACGCTGAACAAGTATGCCACTGAGGTATTTGTAGGCTTTGGCCTCTGCCTGTTCAAACAGTGGTCCTTTTTTCAAGATGACTTTCATAATTAAGCCCCCTTATCTGTCCCTGTCTTATATTAAGGACACATTTTGTGTCTACTTTGAGTAAAAAAAATTTCATCTACAGTTGTTCCATAATAGTCTGCAATCTTTTTGGCCAGACTTAAGGAAGGAGTTCTATCCCCTCTTTCAATAGCCCCTAGCATCTGGGGAGTTATGTTTAAGTCATTAGCAACTACTGTTCTTGACGTGTTTCCACGTAAGGAAAACAAAACTTCTCTTTCCATTCATAACACCCCCTTAGAAACGTTTTGTTTCCTTTTACGATTTATAATATACAGGACACAAAACGTGTCCGTCAAGTGTTTTTAGAAACTTTTTGTTTCTAAATGTAGAAACGCTTAGTTTCCAAGTTATAATTAATAACAAGGAGTGAGTGTATATGTTAGGTAAAAGGATAGCAGCTTTAAGAAAAGAAAAAGGTCTAAGCCAATATGAACTCGCAGATAGATTAGGCTTTTCAAGAGGAAAACTTGCTAATTATGAACAAGGCACTCGCGAACCTGATTACGAAACATTAATCAAAATAGCCGACTTTTTTGATGTATCTACAGACTACCTTTTAAGAGGAAAAGATAAATCATCCAATATAATCACTGACGATGCAAAAAAAGTGTTAAACGATCCCGAAACATTCCTTGCAGCTAAAGACGGTGAAGTAACTGATGAAATTCTACAGGCTGCTTTGGAGATTATAACGGAGCAATTAAAAGAAAGACGGAAATCAGATAAATAAACGCCGTTAGTTTATTATTATTTATTTCTGTTTATTATGTTTAATTCTGTTTACTAATAAGATTTAGATTCTCATTTATATCTCAATCAAATCCTCATTTATAAAGTGATTTTTGAACCCTTTAGAAACCCTTACATGACAAGGGTTTTTTGTTGTTTTTCTCATTTATATTTTCATTTATGTTTCTTTTATATTCTCATGTAAAAAAATTGAGCGTTTATTGTGAGGGAAATTGCAGAGTATCGAAATAGGAAAAGAGGGCTTCTTGTTAAAAACCTTGCAAAGTGTATGTGAAAAAAATAAACAATACAATTATCGTAACAACAATAATTGTTTCTTTAATAAAATTTTTATTATCTTCATTCTCTTGTTTCTTTTTTTTAATCTCTTCTCTGTATTTTCTTTGAACCTCTTTCTTCTTATCATTATTTTTCAT